CAGGTGATGAAAGAGAAGCCGTACATTTACGGTACTCATTATGCACCGCACGATATAGAGGTAACAGAGTTTACTTCTGGAAGAAGTAGAAGAGAGACAGCGTTTCAATTAGGTGTGAAGTTTAAAGTCGTACCAAAAACACCTTTAGAAGATGGCATCCACGCTGTTAAAATGCTCTTACCAAGATGTCAAATCGATATAGATAATTGCAAACCATTATTAAATGCGTTGAGGCATTATCATAGAAGATACAATGAGAGAGAACGAATTTATGCAAGTAAACCTGTTCACTCCTGGAGTTCACACTTTGCCGATGCGATGAGAGTTTTAGCAACTGGCTTTCACGAAGCAAAGTTTAATCCAGCAAACCGTCAACAAGTTGCAGATAACAAATACAACATACTATGAGTTTTATAGCTAAATTATTTTCACCACCAAAAATGCCAGCGTTTGTTATGCCTTCTGTTTCTGAAGTTCCATCTTACGATGACAAAGAAAGAGCAGCAGCAGAGAAGCAAGCATTACTTGATGCTGAGAAAAAAAGAAAAGGTAGAAGATCAACAATTCTTACAAGCGGTCAAGGTCTAACGACTGATCCTGAAGAATTAAACACGCCAACATTACTAGGAGGATAACCTTATGAACCTTAAAAAAATTTTATTAAAGCTACAAAGTAAAGCTGATCAATTTGGTATTGATGAAATTGCAAAAATGAATAGCAGCAAAATATCAGATCAAATTAGTGCTTGGAGTAAAATTGGAGTTCCAGCAACAGTTTATGAATTAATGAAGTTAAAGAAGAAAAAAGAAAAAGAAAAAGACAAAACAATCTTAACAAAAGAAGCAAGTAAGAAAACTATATTAGGAGACGATTAAATGGGTGGATTTGTAAGTAGAGTAATAAATACTTTTACTGGTGGAGGTTCAAGCTCTCCAGTTCAACAAGTACAACAACAAGCCGTGCAACAAGCACCAACTGGTCCAACTGAAGCTGAGCTTACGGATCTTAGATTATTAAAAACTAAGAGAAGAGGCAGACGTTCAACGATACTTGGAGTTAATTCAGAAGAAGAACTGGCTTTAGGTAAACCGACTTTATTAGGATGAGTTTAGTTGCCAATATTAGAAAACGTCAACGTAAAGGTATTTCAAGACCAAAATCTCGTTCGACTATTTCAAGAAAAGCTTACGCTGCAATGAAGCGAGGCTGGAAAAAAAGATAATGCAATCAGAAGACTACAGAAAACTAGCTAGACAGCTAAAAGATAATTTATCTAGGTTACAAGAAAGACGAAGTAACTTTGAGAGCCATTGGCAAGAAGTAGCTGATTATATGCTACCTCGTAAGTCAGATATAACTAGGCATCGATCTCAAGGAGATAAAAGAAATTTATTAATCTATGATGCTACTGCCATACATAGTTTAGAATTATTATCTGCAAGTTTACACGGTACTTTAACTAGCTCAGCTAATCGTTGGTTTAATCTTAGATTTAAAGAAGAAAATTTAAACGACATAGACGAAGCAAAAGAATGGTTAGAAGATAGTACGGAGCGAATGTATAACGCTTTTGCTAAATCTAATTTTCAGCAAGAGATATTTGAATGTTACCACGATTTAATTGCGTTTGGTACAAGCTGTTTGTTTATTGAAGAAGATGATGAAGACATTGTTAGATTTTCAGCAAGACATATTAAAGAAGTTTACATAACAGAAAACAATAAAGGATTTGTTGATAGCGTTTATAGAAAATTTAAAATGTCGCTTAGTTCAGCGATTGAATATTTTGGTATTGATGCGGTAAGCAATGATACTAAGAATTTATTTAAGAAAAATCCTTTTGAAGAAATTACTATCTGCCACGTTGCTAGACCGAGAGATATTTATAATCCTAAAAAATCTGACAATAAGAATATGCCGTTCGAAAGTATTTATTTCGAATTTGAAAGCGGACATATTTTAAAAATTAGTGGGTTTAAAGAGTTACCTTATGTTGTTGCAAGATATTTAAAAGCTTCAAACGAAACTTACGGCAGATCTCCAGGTATGAATGTTTTACCTGATGTTAAGGTACTTAATAAGATGGTCGAAGTATCATTAAAAGCAGCACAGAAACAAGTTGATCCACCTTTATTAGTTCCTGATGATGCAATGATCTTACCAATTAGAACTGCTCCAGGTTCTTTAAATTATTATCGATCAGGTACAAGAGATAAAATTGAACCGTTAAATATCGGTGCAAATAATCCATTAGGTTTAAATATGGAAGAACAAAGACGGCAAGCGATTGCTAGAGCGTTTCATATAGACCAATTAATGATCCAAGAAAATCGTACGATGACTGCAACAGAAGTTATGCAGCGTAACGAAGAGAAAATGAGAATACTTGGACCAGCGTTATCTAGAATACAACAAGAACTATTACAGCCATTAATCGTAAGAGTTTTTAATATAATGCTAAGAAATAATTTATTTGTTCCAGCACCTGAAGCCTTAGTTAATCAGGAAATTAAAATTGAATACATTTCACCTATGGCATTAGCTCAAAGAGGTCAGGAGCTACAATCTATTATGAGAGGTTTAGAAATATTTGGATCTATTTCTCAAGTAACACCAGTCGTTGATTACATTGACGAAAGAGGTTTAGTAAAAAGTATAATTAAAACATTAGGCTTACCAGCAAAGATGATTAAGTCTGATGCTCAAGTTGATGAAATTAGAGCGGTCCGTCAAGAGCAACAAGCTCAACAAGCCGCAATGATGCAACAAGTTCAAGAGAGCGAAGTTGCAAGAAATGCTGCACCTTTAGTTAAAACTATAAATGAACAGCAATAAAGAAAACAAACAAAAACTAATCCAGTTAATTCAGGATTATAAAAATGTTTTTAAATCAGACGAGGGTTCAAGAGTTCTCGAAGATTTAGAAAAAAGATGTCATTACTCAATTACAACATTTAGTAAAGACAGCTCACACGAAACTGCTTTTTTTGAAGGACAACGATCTGTTTTTCTTTTCATAAAAGCGATGATCAACAAAAAGGAGTAATCTATGGATCAGACAACTGAAGCGGTTGTTAGCGAACAACCAAATCAATCTGTTGCAGATGTAACTGTATCAGATCAATCGCCAAGTCAGGAATTTAAAACTTTAATACCTGATGAATACAAGAACGAAAAATCTTTACAAAATTTTAATTCAATGAATGATTTTGTGAAGTCTTATCTTCACTCACAACGTTTAGTTGGTGCAGATAAAATTCCAGTACCAAATAAGCACGCTACTAAAGAAGATTGGGAAGCGGTTTATTCAAGACTAGGAAGACCAGAAAAACCAGATGGTTATAAATATAACTTACCAAAAGATGCTAGAGTTGATGAGCAATCATTAAAAGCATTTAGCGAAAAAGCATACGAGCTTAATTTGTTACCTCATCAAGCTGATGGAATAATGGAATATTATAATCAACTAGCTTTAACAGCTGAACAAGACAGTCAATATAAAATTGAAACTTCAAGAGCGGAAGCTGAAAAATCTTTACGTTCAGAGTTTGGTCCGTCTTATAACAATAGAATATCAGCTGCAAAAAATTTAGCTCTTAACACTTTAGGATCAGAGTTTTTAAATAACACTATTCTACAAGATGGATCTAAATTAGGAGACAATCCATTGCTAGTTAAAGCTTTTGCTTCTTTAGCAGAAAAACTATCTGAAGATAGTATTGTTAAAGGTGATAGTCCGTCATCAATGACTACAAAACAAATTGATGAACAAATAGGCAAACTGACACAAAAAGGATCTGCTTATTGGGATAAAAATCATATTAACCACGCAAAAGCGGTTAATGAAGTACAAGAACTTTACCAATTAAAAAACAATGGCTAATTCTTTAGACAAGTTAACAACTGTCGAAGTTAAATTAGAATGTTTAAGGTTAGCGGTAGAATTTGGACCAGAAATAATTAGAAAAGATCCAATTACTACTGCTGAACTTTATTTTAATTGGGTAAACGAAAATTCTTCGAGAAAACTTTGTAAATGCAAAACCTCGAAAAATAAAGACCAAGTGAAGTCTTAAAACTTACAGACAAGATCCTCATCCGAGGAAAATCAAGTCGATTAAATCAATCAACATAACAGGAGGAACTTAAAAATGAGTTCTCAAATAACTACAGCATTTGTGCAGCAATATAGCAATAACGTACAAATGTTATCACAACAAAAGGGAAGTCTTCTTCGTGGTGTAGTTGATAGTGAATCTGTTAGAGGGAAAAATTCTTTCTTTGACCAAGTTGGCGTTGCCACGGCTCAAAAAAGAGTTTCAAGACACTCTGACACTCCACAAATCGATA